GTGGTACAAGACTATAACGGTAATGCTTTCTTAATGGGTGCAGAACACGGATGTGATGTAACAGGTGGTACAATTACAACAGGTGGGGCAATGGGAGATTTAAGTGGTTATACGCTTACGTTTGCTGCTTCAGAACAAGTACCTGCTAACTTTTTAGAAGGTGCTACAGAAGCTAATCCTTTTGCTGGTTTAACAGGAACTGTAACTGTAACAGCAGGAACAAATTCTTAATAGGGTTTTTATTTGGTAAATTAAGGGTGGCAATATGCTGCCCTTTTTTTGTTTTAATAATAACAAATTTGATACTTTTTTATTGTATATATATGATAGTATTACAAGAAAGCGGATCAGCACAAAATATTGATTTTATACCAAGACAATTTACTGCAAACGCATCTTACACGGTTAAGATAACAGATGAAACGCAAAACAAAGAAGTGTACAGTCAAGCAACAACAAGTATATCACAAAACTTATATTACAATAGGTTTAATGCGGTGTTTCCTGTAAAACAAGATATTTATTACACACTTAAAATACTTTCAGGTAGTTCAGTTGTATTTATGGATAAAATATACTGTACAAACCAAACAGATTTACCAGCTTACACAATAAACAGCGGTGAGTATACTTCTAATAGCACTACAAACGAATTTATCACAATATAATGGATAACTTACACATAGTAAATTTAGCTTCTTACAACCGACCTAAAATAAGCGAAGACAAACAAAAAGATTGGGTAAATTATGGTGAGGATAATGATTACTATTCTTATTTAATAAAACTTTATACAGAATCTACAACTAACAACGCTATTATTAACGGTGTATCTAATATGATATACGGTAAAGGGTTAGATGCTTTAGATAGCAACACTAAAACAAACGAGTATGCTGCAATGCGATCTATTATAAGTAACACTTGTTTAAAAAAGGTTGTATTAGATTTAAAACTATTAGGTGAAGGTTCTTTTCAAGTGCTTTACAAAGATGATAAGGTATATAAAGCAGAACACTTTCCACGTCAAACACTACGTGCTGAAAAATGTAATGAAGATGGTGAAATAGAAGGATACTATTATGCACCTGATTGGACAAAGATTAAACCAAAAGATAAACCTCAACGCATAGCAGCATTTGGATTTGGTAACGGTAAAGAACCAGAAATAAAAATAGTTAAAAAATACGTTAGTGGATATGATTACTATTGCCCTGTAGACTATCAAGGTGGTTTAGCATATGCTGAATTAGAAAGCGAAGTGAGTGATTATCTCATCAACGATGTACAGAATGGCTTCAGCGGTACGAAGGTTGTCAACTTTAACAACGGTATACCAGACCGTGAAAAGCAAATGCAGGTTAAGAATGATGTAATGTCAAAACTTACAGGTGCAAGAGGTGAAAAAGTAGTAATTGCATTTAATAACAATGCAGAAAGTAAAACAACAGTTGATGATATACCATTAAACGATGCACCACAACACTATGAGTATTTATCAAATGAATGTAGTAATAAGTTAATAGTAGCACATAGGGTAACCTCACCTTTATTATTGGGTATACGTACCGAAAACAATGGTTTAGGATCAAATGCAGACGAAATAAAGACCGCTGCGTTACTTTTTGACAATATTACTATTAAACCCTATCAAGACTTATTAACGGACTGTATAGATGATATATTGTCTGTTAACGGTATTAGTTTAAAACTATATTTTAAAACACTACAGCCTTTAGCATTTATAGATACAGATAATGCAATAACAGATGAAGCACGTGAAGAAGAAACAGGTGTTAAAAAGGAGTTAACACTAAAAAGCCAAGTAGTAGATAAAGACTTTGCTATTATAGATGATAGGTTAGCATACGCAACAAAAGAAATGGCAATAGAAGGTGCTAAAAACATAGGATGCGAAGGTTACCACGAACACGAATACGAAGGTAAGACCTGGTTTATGCCTTGTGAAGAACACAAACAAAGTAATTTAAGTGCAGAAACAGATGACAAAGTATTTGATTTGCTTGATGAATTTGGTGAAGATGAAGATTTAGAAAATTGGGATTTAGTAGATGAACGCAAAGTAGACTATGACCAAGAAGAAGCATTAGATAAAATGGTAGGTTTAGCATCTACAGGTAGTGCAAGATCAAATGCCAAAAGCGAACAAGATGGTGAAGCCGATGATATGAAGTTTAAAGTACGTTATCAATATGCACCATTAACAGTTTCAGCTAATAGCAGGGAATTTTGTAGAAAAATGGTATCAGCTAAAAAAATATACCGTAAAGAAGATATAATGCAAATGAGTAAACAACCTGTAAATGCTGGTTGGGGTAAAGGTGGTGCTGCAACTTACGATATATGGCTTTACAAAGGTGGTGGATCGTGTCAGCATTTTTGGATGCGTAAAACGTATATGGCTAAAGGTGTTAAACCAGATGCAACTAACCCAAATGCAGAAATAAGTGTAAATGAAGCAAAGAAAGAAGGGTTTAAACCTGAAACTAATGATGCTAAAGTTGCAAAACGACCAAGAGATATGAAAAATAGGGGATTTATAAAACCTAAAAACTTTACAACACCACGATAGTTATGGCTGAAGCATTATTTGTTACTCGTAAAGATATTGTAAAATACACTAATGTATCAGGTGGAGTTGATACTGACAAGTTTATACAATACGTTAAGATTGCCCAAAACATACATATACAAAATTATATAGGTACAAAGCTATATGATAAAATAAGTACAGATATTATAGCAGGTAATTTAGCAGGTCATTATGCAACATTAGTAGAAACACATATTAAGCCTTGTTTAGTACATTGGGCAATGGTTGAGTATTTACCATTTGCTGCTTACACGGTATCTAATAAAGGTGTTTATAAACATAGTAGTGAAAACGCTGAAAACGTATCTAAAACAGAAGTAGATTTTTTAATAGAAAAAGAACGTACTACAGCACAATACTATACCGATAGAATGATAGAACATTTTAGTTTTTATGCAGCAGAAAGATATGCTGAATACTACACTAATAATGATGATAACGTATACCCTGATAAAGACGCTAATTTTTCTGGATGGGTACTATAATAAAAGTAAGATACAAACCTAAACAACAAAACATAGTTAAGTTAAAAAACTATTTAGAAAGGATGTATAACAAAAACATAAAAAAGTAATTATATATATATGGCTAATAACATAAATTGGGGTTCAATATATTGTCAAATGATAACTGATTCAGGATTCGGTTCTGATACAGCTTATTCAACTAATAGTATACCTGATATTTCAGCACCTTCGTGTTGGGGTACATTTGAACTAACAGCAGATTTAACACAAATATCTGGTACACCATTTTTAGCTGATACAACATTATATAAAGCAGATGCAACACAAATATAAAATTTAAACAATGGCTAAACAGGTTATAAATATTGGAACTACAGCAAACGATGGTACTGGTGATCCTATAAGAGATGCCTTTGACAAGGTAAACGACAACTTTACGGAACTGTATACAGACGATGCAGGTGATGTAGGAAGTATAACAGCAACAGCACCGATAGAAAGGGATTCAGCAACAGGAGCAGTAACTATATCTTTAGCTAATTTAGGTGTTACAAGTGGTAAACTTGCAGCAGATTCTGTTATTACAACAAAGATTCTAAATGACAATGTTACTTTTGCTAAACTTGAAAACAGATATACAGCACTTTCTGCTTTAGGCACAGGAAGTTCTTTTGCTTTAGATTTTAGTACAGCAACAACCTTTACAGCAGCAGCAAATGGAGCAGCTACATTAACTTTTTCTAATGCAGTACAAGGTCAAGTAATTGATTTAGTAATTACAGGTAATCACGCTTTGACTTTTGCTGAAACAGGCTCAACTTTTAACAAGGTAGGTTCTACAACTTACGATGGTAGTTCAACAAACCTTATACAGATAATTTGTACTGACGATTCAAGTGGTGCAAAAATATATCACTACTCAATAGCAACTTATACAGCATCACAACCTCAATAGATTATGAAAGCAATTAAAACAGATAACGGTCAAATAGTAACTTACGGAAGGCTTCCTTTAGAATGGAAAGACGAAAACGGATTGCATTTAAACTTTAGAAAAACTGAAGATGCAACTGTATTTGGTTTTTATGATGTAGTAATACCAGAACACGATAAAGTAACTGAAGGCTTAAGTGAAATTAAGTGGAATGGTAAGAAAAAGATTTTTACTTATTCAGTAGTTAAAAAAGATGTAGAAGGTACATACGAGCATAAAGAGCCTATAGTTGATGAAGATGGAAAGGCAGTTTTAGATGCAGATGGAGAACCTACTTATGATGTAACTACAAAACCCATTAACGATAAAGACAAGCTAAAAGCAGGGTATATAGAAAGTATAAATGCTGAAGCAGGTAGAAGATTGCAACCTACAGATTGGTATGTAATTAGAAAGGCTGAAAGAGATGTAACAATACCAAGTAATATAGTAGGCGATAGATTAGAACTTTTAAGTAGAGCAGATGAGTTAATAGCAGAGGTAAACGCTTTAACAACTGCCGAAGCATTATTAAAATACACTTATGAATTTTTCCCTGTCGTTATAGAAAAAGAATAAACTATGGCTATAAATAAAAGATTAATA